TCTAATCCTTTTCGCAATCCGTAATTCATTGCAACAATCAATCTGTTTAGATGCTAGTCTTTTTGTAAACCTTTTGCATGCTTTATGGAAGACCAAATTCCTTCCAGTATTCCTCCTCAAATGAATCAATCGATTCCAGGGCAGATCACGCCTGAAGTCCTGGAACAAATGAAGCAACAAGCCAGGGAGCTTGCCGTTGCTCAATACATGGCACAACAGCAGCAACCACAAGAAAAGAAGGTGTATCAGATCTCCGAACCAATTAAGGGGCCAGTAGTATCTCCTTTTGAACAGCCTAAGGTTGTTTACGTAAGGCGTAATTTGACAGTTGCAGAACTCATTGTAATTTTTGCACTGTCAATTGGTGTTGTCACTGGAGCCCAGTGGATCTGGGGATTTGCTTCTCAGAATTTGCCGCGTATTGAAATTCAAGTGAAATAAGATCTTTCGAACTAGGGCCACCTATAATCAATTACATAGGCTTTGTTTTTGATATAGGTGGCCAATAGAAGGATCACAGAACTGCCTTCAATTCAAGGCGCAATCTTGGCAGACCAAGATCTGTTGACACTTGTTCGCGTCTTTGAAGTTGACCCGACGTTAAAAAATAAAAAAATTACCTTAAACGAATTCGGCAACTACCTTAACACAAAATACTTAACGCTTAGTGGTGGGACCATGACAGGTCCCTTATTAATTAACAGTACATTTACGGTCACAGGCCAAGCAACGTTTAACGCAATTACTTCGACTGGAGCTGCTAACTTCAGTGGTATTTTTGTTCAAAACAACCTGAGTGTCACTGGTACTATTAGCGGCACAACCATCACTGGTACTACTGTCAATGCTATAAGCGGAACTTTTCAGAACCTTACGACGAGCGGCCATACTACCCAAGGGGATTTAACGGTTAGTGGTACGTTCAGAGAATTAGGAAACTCTTTCTTCTCCTCTGGTGTAACTGTAACAGGAACTCTGACTGGTTCAACAATTACGGGGACAACAGCTAATTTTCAGTCAGGTGTTTTTACTGGTCAAATTTCTGGTGCATCTGTTACAGGAAATGCAGCCAACTTTGCAACTGTCACAGGCGCGTCTGGAGTTTTTACTTCGCAACTGTCGGGTGCTGTAATCACAGGAAACACTGGAAGATTTGCAAACATCACTGGTGTCAGTGGGGTCTTTACTGAGCGTATCTCAGGTGCAACCGTAACTGGAAATACGGCTCAGTTTACAAATATTACCGGAGTATCTGGTGTATTTACCGATCAGATTTCCGGGGCAACCATTACTGGTAATACGGTAAGAGTTTCAACAATTACCGGAATTTCTGGTGTTTTCACAACTCAAATTTCTAGTGCCACCATCACCGGCAATACGGTTAATGCAACAACAGGTACGTTTGCAACCCTAATTACCAGTGGTCACACAGTTCAAAATAATTTAACTGTTTCAGGAAACCTTTCTGTTCTTGGCTCTGGTTTCTTTGCGTCTGGAGTCAATGTTAGTGGCACATTAAGCGGGGTTACTGTCACTGGAACAAACGCTAATTTTGTATCGGCTAACTTTACGACTAGTGTTACCGGCACAACGGTAACTGGTATTACAAGTAATTTCCAATCAGGTGTTTATACAACTCAACTTTCCGGGGCAACCATTACGGGCGCCTTAGGTCAATTCACAACAATTACTGGTGGAACGGCTGGTTTTACCACTTTAACGGGAATTACTGTCACTGGAACAACTGTAAATTTCACATCTGGAAACTTTGTTCAATTAAGTGGAGCAACTGTTACCGGCAATGCAGGACAATTTGGAACTCTCACGGGAAATACCGCAGGATTCACAACAGTTACCGGAACAACGATTACAGGAACCACAGCCAATTTCCAATCAGGAGTCTTTACAACCCAGGTGTCAGGAGCAACTGTCACCGGTGATATCGGGCAGTTCACGACGCTTACGGGTGTCTCAGGTGTATTCACCTCTCAGATATCTGGGCAAACAATAACTGGTGACACAATAAATGCATCAACAATTACTGGGGTTAGCGGTGTATTCACAACAAGGGTTTCCGGTGCCACAATTACTGGTAACACTATTAACGCTACATCGGGCGTTTTTCAGTTTTTAACAGCAGTTAACCAGGCATTTGGAGGAGACCTTACTTTTTCTGGAAATACTTTTACACTTGGCTCTGGTTACTATAGCTCTGGTGTTAGTGTTACTGGTACAGTATCCGGGCAAACAATTACGGGTGCTGCAGTTCAAGCCACAAATATCACAGGCGTAACCATTGTTGGAACAACAAGTGTTTCAGGGGCTACGGTTACAGGAAACATTGGTCAGTTCACTACGCTAACAGGTGGTACTGCAGGGTTTACTACTGTTACAGGCACTACTATTACAGGAACTGCTGCTCAGTTTACAAATGTAACAGGCGTATCGGGCGTATTTACTGCACCATCTGGAGCAACACCAGCTCTTATTTCTTCCGGTGTTATCTCCGGTGACGCAGGTTTGATTATCAGAGGAACGATTACAATTCTTCCTTAATTCTTTCAGTTAAAATAAAGAAAAAGTAACAAGAGTCATGCCGTACGGTACTTTAAAAGTTGATAACATTATCTTCACCAATAGTGGAGTTGACCAAACGATTACCGTTTCTGGTATTGTTGCTTCTACTTCGGGCAACTTAACTGTTACCGGAACAGTTTCTGGTGATGTTATTCGTGGCGGCACAACGGTTTCTGGTGCAACCGTAACTGGTGCAGTTGGTCAGTTTGGTAATTTAACTGCCGTATCAGGTGTCTTTACAACTCAAGTCTCAGGCGCGACCGTAACTGGAAACGTTGGTCAATTCACCAGCGTTACTGGTGGAACCGCTGGATTTACCACGGTTACAGGAACAACGGTTACGGGAACCACTGCAAATTTTGTTACTGTTTCTGGTACCACGGTCACTGGTACTACTGCAAACTTTACAAGTGGTAACTTTACAAGTATTAGTGGTGGAACTCATACTATTACTTCTGGTGTATTTGCAACTGGATCAGTTACTAATCCAAGTATTTCCTTCGCTAGTGATCCCAACACTGGTATCTACAGCCCTGGTGCTGACCAAGTAGCCATCTCAACTAATGGTACTGGGCGGTTGTTTGTTGATGCGAATGGCAACGTCGAAATTAAAGCCCAAGGCGATCTGCGGTTTGCCGACAGTGATAGCAGCAACTGGGTTGCATTCCAGGCACCTGCAACTGTGGCATCTAACGTCACTTGGACGCTGCCCGCTGCAGACGGGTTCAACGGTCAAGCATTGACAACCAACGGATCGAGCACCTTGGCCTGGGCCACTGTTGGCGACGTGACGCTGACCGGCACTCAGACACTGACCAACAAGACACTGACCGATCCGTCGATCACCGGCACGATTCTCGAGGACGTTTTCACCATCACCGATGGTGCAGCCTTTGAGATCGACCCAGGTAATGGCAGTGTGCAGTTGATCACCCTTGGCGCTAGCCGCACACCAAAAGCCACCAACTTCGCTGCCGGTGAAGCCGTGACGCTGATGGTGGACGACGGCAGCGCTTATACTCTCACGTGGACTGATGCCACCTGGGGCGGTAGTGGTGTGGTGTGGAAAACTGATTCTGGCTCTGCACCAACACTGAACACAACTGGTTATACCGCCATTATACTGTGGAAGGTCAGCACACAAGTGTACGGCGCTCGTGTAGGAGATGCGTGATGTTAGCAAATAAAGCACTGGCAGCTAGTAAAGGCACCAGCGTTTACAGTGGCAACATCGCAATCGCACATTCCATTACTCCATATATCAGCGTCTACCCATGGTCATCTGGCTTTGGTACTAAATACTCAAATCCTGCTACATTACCTACTGCTCTTGCTGCTGCATATTCCGTAGCCTTCAGCCCTAGTAGTGCAGATATTGCGGTTGGATATGACAGTTCACCATATATCAGCGTATATCCATGGTCATCTGGCTTTGGTACTAAATACTCAAATCCTGCTACATTACCTGCAGGCACTGCGCATGGCGTAACCTTTAGTCCTAGTGGTGCAGATATCGCAGTTGCACATGACAGTTCACCATATATCAGCGTATATCCATGGTCTTCTGGATTTGGTACTAAATACTCAAATCCTCCGTTACTAATTCCTGATCCTGGCACTGGGAATGGCGTAGCCTTCAGTCCAAATGGTACAGATATTGCAATAGCTCGTGCTAATTCTCCACGCATCGTCGTCTACCCATGGTCATCTGGATTTGGTACTAAATATTCAGATCCTGCTACATTGCCTAATGGCGGTGGGAATGGCGTAGCCTTCAGTCCAAATGGTGCAAATATCGCAATCGCACATTCCGGTACTCCATATATCAGCGTCTACCCATGGTCATCTGGATTCGGCACTAAATATTCAAATCCTGCTACATTACCCAATAACGTTGCATATTCCGTAGCCTTCAGTCCAGATGGCGCAAATATTGCAGTTACACATTTTGGCACTCCATATATCAGCGTCTACCCATGGTCATCTGGCTTTGGTACTAAATATTCAGATCCTGCTACATTACCTACTGGCACTGGACGTAGTGTAGCATTTAGTCCAGATGGCGCAAATATTGCAGTTGCACATGAAAGTTCACCATATATCAGCGTCTACCCATGGTCATCTGGCTTTGGTACTAAATATTCAGATCCTGCTACATTACCTACTGGCACTGGACGTAGTGTAGCATTTAGTCCCGCGTAATTACTTATGAACAAACTTGAAACGCTTCAGTCTGCCCTTGAGGCCCGCAACGATGAGATCCTGGGTTACCAGATCAACATCGACAACTACACTCGTGCAATCGACAAAATCAACGTCGAGCACGCAGACAACCCAGCCATGATCGAGTTCCGCGATCGCCTCATTGAGATGCTGGAGTCCCACAAGACCGAACAGCTTAAAACCATCATCATCCGTGATGTCATCGCGGACCAACTGACCGAAATGGAGGCACCCTAATGTTTTACGTCAAGACCGCACCAGATGGCAGCCTGGTGCAATACCCATACACGCTTCCTGACCTGCGCCTTGAAAACAAAGGTACTAGTTGGCCCATTGAAATCACGGACGAAGTAGCAGCCGACTTCGGTGTGTTCCCCGTCACGCCTGCACCGCAACCTGCCGACAGCTACGCCATCAACCTGGAGCGCACAGCTATCAAACGTAGCGGCAAATGGGTAGAGCAGTGGATTGAAACACCGGCCACGCCCGAACAAATCACCGAGCGCACCAACGCCAAGGCCGTCGAAGTCCGCACCGACCGCAACCAGCACCTAGCCGACTGCGACTGGACCCAGGTAAAGGACATTCCCGACAACGTCTCCGCCATTTGGAGCGGCTATCGACAGCAATTACGAGATATTCCTCAACAGCCAGGGTTTCCTTGGGACGTAAAGTGGCCGGTAAAGCCTTGATTTAATACAATGACAAAGGGGCAAATCACAGAAGAAGAAAACGAGCGACGGTTTAAAGAATGTATGAAGCTGATTAACAATCTTCAGCCTGGTGACATTGAAAAACTAATGGGGAAGGAGTTTATGGAAGATTTTAAACGCGTTACAAAACGTTAATGTAAAATAAAAAAACACTTTTGTTATGGCTAACACTACTTGAGATATTGCCAACATGGAACGCCATCTTCCCGATGGTGAAACATGTCCTGACGGTGCTGTATACACAGTTCACTGGACGGCTTCTCTGGAAGAAAACGGTGAAACGACTGGTGCATACGGAAGCATTGGTCTTAGTGATCCTGATCCCGTTTCTTTCGTTCCCTTTGACCAACTGACCAAACAAGAAGTTGTCAACTTGGTTCTTGGTGCTCTTGGCGTTGATCAAGTTGTTTCTATTGAAGAGTCACTGCACAATCAAATTCAGCAAAAGATTCATCCCACTTCTGCTGCTGGTACGCCATGGTGATCCTTGTTATAATTTTTGAAGTTATTGCTATCTCATGGCTTGTAAAAAATCTGATTTGATCTCCGCAATCAATTCTTTTAGTGCTGCCAGGGCAACTGGTGATGCCAACCTGATTCAATTCTCTGGTAACCTGATTGGCCAACTGATTGAATCTTTGGAATTTGCCCCGGAAGAAACAGTTCAACCTGAGGTTTTAGAAAAAGACAAGTGATTTAGCAAAGAGCTACATAAGGAGTGCGGTCAATACGGCCGCATTTTTTATTGGTTATTTTATAGTGGTAATGAAGGCATTAATAAGAAAATGACTATAAATTTAGTAGATGCCGCAACGCATTTCAATGGTCTTGACCACCAGGTCAGGGCTTTTCGTTGGTTGAATTCAATTCTTACTCCAGAACAAAAAGAAGAGTTTGAACGTCTGTACAGAAATCCAGAACTTGTAATTCAACAACCGGTTGATAATAAACCTGTTGCCAACACCTGGGATGGTGTATTGAAATATGCAAAAAAAGCAGGTGCAAAATTCCCAGAAGTTGTTGCTGCTCAATGGGCATTGGAAAGCGGGTACGGTAAACACACCTCAGGCAAGAACAATTACTTTGGACTGAAAGGTAAGGGAAGTTCGGCTGGCACCAAAGAATTCATCAATGACAAATGGATCGAAATCAACGCAGATTTTCTTGATTTTCCTGATCTTGCTTCCTGTATCCAGTACTTAGTTGATCGCTGGTACAAGGACTACAGCAATTTCAAGGGTGTCAATCGCGCATCCAGTCGCAACGAGTGTGCAAATCTTCTTGTAGCAGAACGCTACGCCACAGATCCAGACTACGCAACAAAACTCATTCAAATCATGGACCGCGAAGTAGGTAAACCACCAGCTGGTCCTGATGTCATCAGTGAAAAGATCCTTACTGTTCCATACTTTCATCAACTGGACAACCAGTCAGGTACTGGTTCCAGGGAATGTTTCTCTTCTAGCTGTGCAATGATTGCAGCTTTCTATAACAAAATTAAATCAGATGATGAGTATAACAGGATCCGTAAAAACTTTGGTGACACAACTGATTCCATGGCTCAGTTAAAAGCACTGAGGCACCTGGGACTCAATGCAAAGTTCATTACTAATGGCAATGCTGCAATTATTGAGAATGAAATTCGTAATGGCAGGCCAATTGCTTGTGGATGGCTGCACTACGGCACTGCTATAAAACCATCTGGTGGTGGGCATTGGTCTGTAATCCGTGGATTCACCCCTACACACTTTGTCCATAATGATCCGTACGGAGAAGCGGACATGGTAAAAGGTGGGTATGTCAGCAATAAAACCAAAGCGGGTGATGGAATCCGTTACAGCCGCAAGAATTGGTTGCGTCGTTGGGAAGTAGATGGACCGAACACTGGCTGGGCAATTCTTGTGAACAAATGAAAGTAAAAAGAGATCCAAGGATCCGGGTGAATATCTGTTGGCACGTAGGCGACGAAAAAAAATGCGCAACACTTCCGAAAGAGGAAGCGTACGCAACAAGAGAATGGGTTGAACGCGAAGGGGGTGTCGTGATGTGGTTTAATCCAATTGAATGATCAGCGATCTTTAGCGCGACCAATATTCAAGGCAAGAAACTCAAGTACTTTATAGGCATAACCAAGGAAAGTGTCGTCTTTCTTGGTAGGAGTCAGGGCGCAGATAATGGATGCGGCTGCATGGATAGACAGCGCAATTTCAACGTAATGATTAAGTTTGTCCATGAGTATTCAGTAACTCTTCTTTTATTCTACGTATCTTTGTTTATAGAAGGTATAACACTTTAATTCAGGATTACCCTTCCATTGGTACTGACTATCTTTACGAGTCAGCCATTTACCCCATACTCGATACTGTTTGTCCGGATCAGCACTTTCACACCTGAAAGCAATCATATCCCCTGGTGCTAACTCCTCACACCATTGACGTAACGTATCAATTACGATGCGGTAAAAATGAAGAGTTAACTTACCGGTCAAATTTTGGCCTAAGCGCTTTACGCATGTTCTCCTCCCACGCTTCTCCATCCAATCGTTGATCTGGCGCATACTCTTTCCAGTGGCTAATGAGGCAAGCCATGTCGTCCCCGCAGAGTCCCTTAAGTAAGGAATCAGACGCATCTTCAGCAGGTACTTGTTTGGTAACTTCTTTGTTACCAGTTTTTTCCTTTGTTTCTTTTTCTTTTTCATTGGGCGTCTTCCAAAAATACTCGTCTGATTCACCAAGCCTGCCCCACTTAGGCACACACTCAACCTCGTAGTACCTGGTAGATACCTTAAAGTCAGGCGTCTTTAGGTTGTGATACGTCAGTGATGGGTCAACCATTCGGCAACGATTGTTAGGATAAGCCCCAATTTGGCCATTGTCCAAAGCCACAATGTTGTGCGATTTGTGTTCATCGGGAAACTCCGAAAAATAAAAGTCAGGTTCGTTACGATGTGGATGATAGTTGTCAATTGTAAATAAGTATGTGCCCTGCATTACACCATGCTCTCGTGTCAGCACCTCAAAACGCATATTGAAAATGAGATTCTTTTCGATCACAGTTAGACCATGATCAAATCCATTCCAGTACTGAAGATCTGTTAACGGAAGATCAGGTGTAGGAGCCTGTGGTTTGTCTGGGTGATCTGGATCCCAAGACAAGAATGCACTGATGGGAAGCTTGTCAAAAAGAGCGCCATATTCGGTGAGGTAAGTTTCAAAATATAGTGCTCTTCCAGTAAGAGATTTACATGTCACCCAATAACCAGGAGTGTATTCACCATGGCCTTTCTGAAGATCGTATAAATATTCTTTTCTGACCCAAACCTTCGTTGGAGGTACGTTAGCAACTAGTGTGGTCATAGCGCTTTTTTTAAAAGTATAGCGACTATGGCCTTGTAATCAACGGTTCA